GATAATCGTATACACCATCATTGTTTTTTGCTTGTTCAAAAATTGGTGACAATGCATTAACCAAACGAACTCGTGTAGAGAAGCTGTTTGGTTCGAAGATGAAGAATTTCAACAATCTCTTAGTAGCTTTTTCTAAGGTTAAGAACAATCTACGAACATTAATTCTATCAAATGCAGATGGTTGATTGAATAATGTTTTTTGACCAAAGATAACATAACCATCACCTGGGAAGAATGCTATTGGATTTTGATTGATCTTATACAAGTAATCTCTTTGTTTTTGTGTTGGATTAATTGCTAAATCAATTACATTTCTCAATACTCCACGTGTGAAACCTGCTGGTGCAGACCACGGAAAGCTCACGGCGGATGAATATGCAATATCTGCTGCTACATATCCAGAAGATGGCAACCAAACTAATTGATCTGAAGATGTATCATTGTTACGAATCCAGTTAGCATAACTAGCACCGTATTGAGACGGAATTCCACCTAAAAGGTTCTTTAATGGGTTATAAACTTCTTTAGAAAAGTCATAGCCCAATTTAGCAGAAACTTTTGAATTAGGTCCATTTACAAAAATATGACGCAACGGATCTAAGATGAACATATGATCTCTACGCTCTTGAGCTTCTGCTGCTTCGTAGAACAAATTAGCAATGCTGAGATAAGCTTCTCTTAAATTAGAAACTCCTTCTACAAAACCAGTTCCACCATCTGCTGGATTTTGTAGAGCTGACAAAGCCGCTGTGCTCATTGGATAATTTTCGTCAAAATAATATTGACTAGAATCTGGTTTAGAACGAGGATTGTTCTTAGCACCTGCCCAAATTGTACCCAATCCACACTCTGTCGCTACGTCTATATCAATGTCTAAATCTCTCAAACGGGTTAAGTTACGACTAACCTTAGCTGGTAAATTACCAATGTCATTTAAGGTATCATTTGTAGATGACACAAAAACACCATGTGAAAACAATTTCTTAGCTTCATCTGCAACTCTAACTGTCTTAGTGGGTGTTCCACTTTCAGACACCCAAGTACCTTTAGAACTGATATAAGGATTAACATATACCTTTATTTGGCTGCGTGTAGCTTCAGAAACTCTTTCTAAGAAGAAAGAAGTTGGTGTACCACCCAAAGGATTGCTTTGAGTTTTATTAATATACAACGACCCAACCAACGGTGTGTCTAGTCTATAATCCAAAGTCACATTGTCTCCGTATATAGAAGTACGAACCTTGTAAACAGCTATCGTAAGGCTATCTTTGTAGTTAGTCTGAGCAAAATCAAAACCATTGGGTAATCTTTCTATAGATTCTGAAATACTATTTTTTGGAGATCTGTAATCAGCAGACAACGCAAAGCTTAAACGGGAACTTGGAATATCTGTGTAATATTGTTTAAACCCGTTATTACCAGCTGCTGCTCTAATTCCTTTAACAGCATCAAAGTCAGTCGCGGGGCTGATATTTGAATTGTCAGCTAACGCCACATAATACCCTTCATAAAGACTGTTAACAGCTAATTTAGAAGGATTCAATACAACAATACCACCTTTTCCAATTTGAGACTCTAAATTAATTTCAGACACAGAAAATCTATCTTGCCAATCTATTCCACCGGAAACAATATATTCATATTGTGCATCGGTCAAAATCACAGAAGTAGGAGCTAAGATGTGAAAATTGTCAGCTTCTTCGTAGGTTACTGTGGTAATATAAAAAGAAGAAATACTTGCCACCTTATTAGCACCTTCACCAGCTGCTGAGGTGAATAAAGTAATTGTAGGATAGTTTCTGACCAATTGATTAATGTTTTCCACATAAGCTGCACTAGTTTCTGGTGTAGATACCGAATTTAAATAAGAAACTCCCAAAGAACCCCCAGCACCTGTCATAATTTGGGTAAATGCATTAACATAATTGAGAACAGCCACTTCTGAAGAAGTATAGACAGTAGACCCCATTAAATTGTTTTTTGTACCAGACCCGTTTAATGTAGCGGAAACCGGATATACCAACGCACTGTAAGAGCTTGCATAACCTTCACCTTCTCCGGGGCCGTATGGAATACGTGTTACTAACAATTTTCCAGGAGATTGTGTTAAAACCTGCCTAGCAGAATGATACAAATATCTTTCTTGAGCATTTGTTGGCAAGCCGAAAATTGATTCAAATTCTGATACAGATCCTATTTGAGTTACTTCATCTGTAGGCCCTTGAGCCGCAAAACCTGTCATAAAGATCGTGGTGCCCATTTCTGTACTCACTAAAAGGGTGCGATCTGTTTCTGAAATTTGTACACCGGGTGAAGATATGTATCTTGTAGCCATAATAAATTATGAAATATTTATCCTTTATTAGGGGCAATAAAGTGTTTCTTTAATTTTGAGGATAAATAATAGCATGTCAAAATTTATCCAACTCTTGAATCGTGTACAAAAAACATTATTATTCTCAGAGGAAGCTGTAGACCCGTTTAAAGCAGCTTTACAAGGATTAACCTCAGAAGAGCAGGCCATTGCTGCAAAAATACTAGGCCAAACTAATAAAGAGGGTGCACCAATGATGACAACTAAAGAACAAGAAGTTTGGAAAAAATATCAAACAGACCTGCAGAAACGTTTGCAAGAAACTCTTAGTACATCAACTTCTGAAAAGCCTAAACAAGATTCTACTAATAAACAAACATCTTCTTCTACAGAACAGTCAACTCAACAAACAAAATCGACAGATACAACTAGTGCAAGTTCATTTATTCCTGCGGGAGTTAGCTCTTAAGTTGTATAAATACTATTATATATGGGCAAAAAAACCCGTCCTAACAAGCGGCCGTTACCAGCAACAGAATCAGAATTTTCTGAAACTAGGGTAAAGGATACTTCACCACACGTTTTTCAGCGAAACAAAATATCTTTTGATTTCAATTTACGAGAATTACCGTGGACAGATAAACAAAAAGAATTGTTAAGCATTATCTTAAACAAACAAACCCGTTGTGTTTTTATAGAAGGCCCCGCCGGTACTTCTAAAACTAGTACAGCAGTTTATGGAGCTTTACATCTTTTAAAAATTAAAAAGGTTTCAGATATTATATTTGTGCGTAGTGCTGTAGAAAGTGCAGATAGTAAAATAGGTTATCTCCCCGGCACTATAGATGAAAAATTTGAAGCTTATATGGCACCATTTGTAGAAAAGATGGAAGAATTCTTAGATTCAGGTACTATTAAAAAGCTTCACACAGATAACCGTGTAAGCGCAATGCCAGTTAACTATATTCGTGGTTTACATTGGCCTGCTAAGGTTATTATTGTAGATGAATGTCAAAATATTACCTTTAAAGAATTAGTAACTACTATTACACGTTTGGGTGAGTTTTCTAAAATTATATTTTTAGGAGATCCTAAACAATCTGATTTGCCTTCAGGTAAGTCCGGTGGGTTTAGTAAAATTTGTAAATTGTTTACCGGTGAAGACAGTGAAGCTCACGGAATACATCACTTTCAATTTACTAAAGAAGATATTGTCAGATCTGAATTTGTTAAGTTTGTAGTAGAGAAGCTCGAAAATAACGAATCAGCTCATGAAATGTTTCCTTCCCATTGATACTCGTAAGTGTAAATATATGACAATCTATGAGCAAGAAAACACAAAAGGCTGATTACCAAACTCTTACCAACAGACCAATTAACTGCCAATACTGCGGTGAACGCGTTATGGGTCAAATTGTAGAAGTTTACGATCCTGCCTCAAAAAAGGAAAATAAACTTATTAGATGGAACTGCCATCGCTGCGGTAATACCGCTCGTATAGGAAGACCCGCCTAAAATGAATATAGAGAAAATTGTACAAGAGTCTTTAAGCGATTTGTGGAATAATCGGTCTTGGGGTGGTCAATCAGAAGCCCCTCGTAAAGACTTTGGTCCTGGAGATACATCTAATCGTGGGTACAATTATTCCTATCAACAAGGCAATAGTCCAATCTCTACCCCAGGACCAGAGGCCAACCACCCCCCAGATTTTGGTTGGCCTCTGCAGACCGTGACAGATCATTTTGCAGATGCTTTCTCTAGTTTGTTAGAAGCCGGACAAAAAATAGAAATGGGTTTAAATCTCAACAAATCCTTTTCCAAAGAACAAGTATCTAAATTAAAAAAGACTTTGGCCCATATTGCCAAAGTAGCAGATGCCATACAGCTCTTAGACAGAAAGGTTCACGAAGCAGCTGAACTTTCTCTTAATTTTAAAGGCATCAATCAAGATAAAGCTTGAGTTTCCCTTCAATAAGAAGTATTATATTGTTAATGAAAATTAACAAAAATCTTCTTAACTTTTTTAAATCTACGTCAACTGTGTTGGCGTTATCAGGTTTATGTGGGTTGGCCTTTCATTTATTAAATTATAATTTCTGGGCTTCCTTTATCTTGGCTTTCTTTTTCCAATATGCTCTCTTTGCATTTGTTGGTAATATTATTAACGGTTATTTTTCTTATAAATTAAAAGAAACAGAATTAGATAAATTAGAGAATTTGTCCTCTATTTTGGAATGTGCTTTTTGTAACAAGCCAAATGTAGTTACCTTTTTCCCAAGTCAAAATGAACGGTTTGAATTTGAATGTGAAGAGTGTAAAAATAAAAATGTAGTAAATCTTAATTTTACAGTTGCACGAGTCATGGATTTCAAAGATCCTTTAACAGTGGCTCCAACCATTCCTAAACCTACTTCTCCTCTCTAATCCTATGAACCAAGAAACCATAATCGAACCGCGTCAAAGCCCACTAGCCTGGTGGGGTAATACACAAGAAAAATCTTTAACTATGGCACGTTGGATGGCATTGTATGAAGCGGTTAATATTATTGCGGATAAAGGAGAAGAAAAAGATATTCCTCTAGAAAAAATTGAATTTAAACCTCTAGACATTAGAGACTATATGAATGCGACAGAAGATATCTTTCTGCGTAAAATTCTACAGGAAGATTATAAAATTCATATTTGCTGTGACGAAGATTATACAGAATCTTTAAACCCAGTAGAAGTTAATCTTAAAGGTTAATATTCACCGTATACTCTCGTATCACTGTTAGGATTATCTAAGAGATAATCAAAATTTTCAGAAGTATTTAATTTTAAAGAAGTATCTTCTGGCGCTATATTTCCTTGACCAGGACCAGCACTATTAGGTTCTTGACTGTAATCATAACGTTTTGCTTTAAAGAACCACACATAATGTCCGCCCAAAGGATTAATTTGAAATTCGTCTATAGTTTCTGTTATTTCAAATACAACTGGTCCTCGTTTAGGAGTATGCAAACGATCTACACCATATTCAGACATTTTAATTAAGTCTCCAGGTTTAGGTTCAGCACCAACCCCATACACCTCTTCAAAAAGTTCAGGATGTATAATTCCATTAAGATCTCCGTCTGCTATTAAACCAAATTTAGATAAAAGTATTGAATCATTATTCAACGCTACAAGAAATATCATTTTTTGTGGAGCAGCATAGCCAGCCATATATTGTTCACCATATAAAGGATTAGCTGCAGACAAAGTTGTTAAATTAGTATAATACAATACTTCCTGACCAAAAATATTAATTTGTTCTTTCAGCCAATTAGAAAAATTTTGTCTTTCAGCTGAGTTAGTTTTTTTGTTTAAAAATCTTAAATTTTCCATATTAAGAACTTTTTTGATTTCTTATAAACCAAAAATTATTTCCATCAAACCATATACTGGCTTCAGACTTTCCTAGTCTAATAAAAGATTTATCCCACTCTTGAGGATTAGGTGGTCTATGATATTGAATTAAAATTTGTCTAGCCATACCATTGCCAATTCTTTCTCTTTGTTGGCCTGATTTAATAAATCTTTCTACAGAATGATTTATCAATTGTGCACCATGACTTCGTGGCACAAAATTTAAATGTTTCCGATTAGAATTAGAACCTGTAATTCTATCCACAGTTTGATGATGTTCTCTAGACTTCGGAGTGGGGTTAATGTAATTTTCTAACCCAGATTTGTTTGTTGGGTTTTTATAGTTATTAAAGCGACCAGGAAAGTTTGGCATTCCACTGTTATCTTTTTTTTCTAAAATAGGTCTTTTGTAAAAAAGCGTAAATGACATAAACTATATATTAATATTTATAATAAAAAACCCCGTTCCTTGTGGAACGGGGTTTTTTGTTTGTCTTTTCCTTTAAACGAATTACTGCTCAAATACAGTCTTACCTTGTTTGACTCCGCCTACATCTTGTTTCTTTTTGTTTTCAAGATCTTCTGGGTCACCGGAAAGTTCTGAAAGTTTGCCATCTACTTTGGCTCCTTTAGGAACTTGAGCTTTGCCCTTAGTAACTGGTACTGCACCTTTTACTACTTGAGATTTAGGTGAAGTGAGACTAGCAGCGAGCTTATCTAGATCAATCAAACTATGACCTAATACTTCTGCATCTACTTCGTCTTCAATGTTCTCTGGTTCAGATCCACCTTCTGGTTCACCCGCATCGTCTGATCCCATTTCTCCTTCTGGTGAACCTTCTTCTTTTTCCATGTCTTCTCCCTCTTCAAGCCCGTCTTCACCTTGTTCTTGGCCTAAAACCTTTTCCAAGGCAGCTACAGCAGCTTTAAGGGCGTCTAATACTTCTTCCATACCACCAACTTCAGCGGTTTCCTCTTGTTCGTCTTCACCGAACCCAAGATCTAATTCTCCTTCACCACTATCAGCATCACCAGAGAATGATAATTCGCTGCCAGCTTCTTCCTTGTCTGCAAGCTCTTCCCAATTTTCTTCTTCACTGAGAATTTTGTTATAGACGGAAGTAAAGAGATCAGACTCTTTGGCTAAACTCTTTGCACCCTTCATTTCTTTAGGATCACCCTCTTTATCAGATACAGAAAGACCTTTAACTGGAGTTTCGACTTCGTCGCATTCACAAGGTCCGCCGTGGCCTTCTTTGTAACCATCAATTACCTCTTTACCAGGCTTGATGTTACCGGAAACAACTCCAGAGGAACCTTCACTCAAAACGTTTAAATAAGAATTAGTCAATGACATATGTTGTAACATTACTTACCCTTTTCTTGGTCCAAAACAATGGTCATCTTGTCTTTTTTAAACATTCTAATTTGGTTAGAAGACAATTGTTTCCTTAAAACGGCTTTGGGGGTTTGAGATTTTGTTTTAGCTTCGCCCTCGGCCTTTTTAATAATTTTTTTATTTGTGGTAATACCTACCAAAACATTTTCATCTTTGGGTTTAGAAAAATTAGAATCCTTTCCTTTGCCGTATCCTTCTAACATTTCAGTAGCTGCTAAAACATATTCCTCTGAATTAAAAGATGTGTTTTTCTTCTGACTGATATTCAAAAGAAGATTCCTGTCTTCTTCTAGAATTTTTTTATAAAGTTCATTAGTTAAAGGAGTTACCTCATAACATGCTTCTTCTCCAGATGAATTGGTGTAGTTGAATTTCATATTTTTTATTATCCTAGAATTATTCTTGAACATCAACTATAAAAGTATATTCATTCAGTAAAAATTCTGCTTCTTCGTAAAGGGGTTTAATAGGTATCAATTCGTAACAATTAGAAGACATCCACAATATTTGAGGCAGTTCTTTGATTTGAAAAGAAGTATTCCTACTTAAAATTAAGCTATAAATGCATAATTGTAAACTGTATATATTGAGTTCACAATTATCTAAATGACTCAGTGGTCCTAGTAATTTTTCTTTATTTTTTGTTTTAATTTCTTTATTGGTTTTATAATCAAAAAGGCATAATTGATTTTTTTCCAAATCATATGACACATTATCTATGCATCCACAAATTCCCGTTCTTTTATCACCCACAACCAATTCTGATTTAACTATAATATACCTCTCTTTCCACCATTTGTAAAATGCTTGAAAGGTAGCTATGAACTGAGCCAATTCATTGTAATACTTCTCTACTGAAATGTAGTCCGGATATTTCCTAACAAAATTTTGTATACCATATGAATCTACCGGAGCCTTCCGTCTCGCCATAAAATTTTCTACATATGAATGTAATGCTGTTCCACGATGGCAAGCATACTCTCTAGCAAATTCCCATTTGCCTAAAACATCTTCTAAAGAAACTCCGTCTCTTGCTGCTACAATCTTTGCTATTTTTTCTGTCTCAAAGGGTTTTGTATATTTTTTTATTATTTGAGTAACTGATCCTTTGCTCTTTACACCGTTAATAAAATAAGAATGATCCTTTTCAGAAAAGAAAATGTTTTCAAAACTTTTCTCCAATTCCACCAACTCCGTTAAATTCATCCCTCTAATATATCTTATATTTTCCAAATTTCAATCTTGATTTTTGTCTTTAAACAATCTATAATTAACACATGAAGTTATTACCTCAAAAGTTCACGAAAAAGGGTTACAAACATTTGCTTGTAAAAAGGGAAGACAACGTTGCAATTTATAAAAGGTCTTCTGTAGAAAATTCCAAAATTGTTCATTATGAAGTTATAATCATTACTTCACATAATGGGACAACTATTGAGGGAAATTATATTGAACCTGGTGAGCTTTATCCAAGCACTTCGCAGTGGGGGGAAAAGGGTTGGACTTGCTTAAACTTAGAAAAAGCTGAAGAAAGGTTTAAAGAAGTTAAGAAAAAAATTAAAGTCTTGGAAGCAAAGGCTGTTAAAAAGAAACTCAGCAAAAACAAATAAGTATTTGCATGATTAAATTGACCAAATCTGATCTGCAAAATCTTTATAAAAAGGCGTTAAATCTGGTTCGCACTAAGCCCGCAGAATTCTTTAATTTAAGAAAAATGCGAGGTACTGTGGGGCTTTGTTATTTTACAGATATAGAATTAGATTATCGCCGAGATATTGTACCTACAGCCTTTCATGAATTATTTCATTATCTTTACCCAGACTGGTCTGAGTCTCAGGTAAAGTATGCTGAGTCTCGCATGATTAATCATTGTACGCCTGTAGAAATTGCTACCTTTTTAAAATATTTGGCCAACAAAATTTACAAAGCAGAAATGATTAAACTTACCCACGAAAATTCAAATAAAACAAAAAAAAGAAAAAAGAAGTGAATCTATATTTTTTGATCTAAATACCTTTCCAAAACAATATGAGTGAGAAAATTCTTCACGTCAAAAAACGTGACAACACCTTGGTACCCTTTAACGTGGACAACATCAATAAAGTCATCAAATGGGCAGTAGACGGCATATCTGGGGTAAGTGTTTCAGATATTGAAATACATACAAAACTCAATCTCGTGGATGGCATTTCTACCCGTGAGATTCATAAAGTATTAATAGATTCTGCTATTAATCTTTTTAATGAAGAGTCTCCTAATTATCAATGGGTAGCATCTCGCCTTTTAACCTATCAATTACGTAAAGATGTTTGGGGTGGAAAGAACCCGCCTCGGCTATATGATTTTATAGTTAAAAACACAGAAAGAGGAATCTATCACCCTGAGATTTTAGAAAACTATACAAAAACAGAAATAGACAAACTGGATGATAAAATCAATCACGACCGAGATTACGACTTCACATACGCTGGCTTAAAGCAGCTTTGTGACAAGTATCTCATTCAAAATCGTAAAGCAAAAGAAATATTCGAGACACCACAATTTGCTTATATGTTGATTGCCATGGTTAGTTTCATCAACTATCCTAAAGATAAGAGATTAAACTTTGTTAAAAGAGCATACGAGAAGTATAGCAAGCATAAAGCAAACCTTCCAACACCTCAAATGGCGGGTATTCGTGGATTGCTTAAACAATATGCTTCTTGCTGTCTTATTGATGTAGATGACACTAAAGAATCTATTTTTAGTTCTAATACTGCTGCTGGATTTGCTACTACACAACGCTATGGTATTGGTTTAAATTTTGGCCGTATTCGCGGAATTGGTACCGAGATTAAAGGCGGTCAAGTAATTCATACAGGCCTAATACCGTTTCTTAAAGTATTTGAAGCTACAGTTAAAAGCTGTCAACAAAATGGTATTCGTGGAGGTGGAGCCACAGTTAATATTCCGTTCTGGCATTATGAAATAGAAGATGCTATTCAGCTTAAAAACAATGGCGGCACAGAAGACAATCGTGTTAGAAAAATGGATTATGTAATTCAATTTTCTAAAATCTTTTACGAAAGATTCATGAGTAACGGTACTATTACTTTATTTTCACCGCACGAGGTACCGGAATTGACAGAAGCATTTGGGTTTCCTCGCTTTGATGAGTTGTATCTTAAATTTGAGAAAGACCCAAAAATTCGTTACAAGCGTAGTGTTAAAGCATCGACTTTAATGTCTTTGTTTGTTAAAGAAAGAACAGAAACGGGTCGAATTTACTTAATGAACATTGATCATTGTAATGACCATTCACCATGGAAAGAACGCGTCACTATGACCAATCTTTGTGTAGAGGTGTTGCATCCTACAAAACCCATTCGTCATATAGATGATCCCGAAGGTGAAATTGGTATTTGTGTTCTTTCTGCTATTAATCTTTTACAGATTAAAAATGATCAAGATCTACAAGATACATGTGATATTATAGTTAGAATGCTAGATGAGCTTATAGACTACCAAGAATACTTTACTCATGCAGCAGAGAACTTTACCAAAAAGCGCCGTAGCTTGGGTGTAGGAATTACTAATCTAGCAGCATTATTAGCTAAAGATGGATTAAAGTATACAGACCCCGAAGCACCTAACTATGTAGATAGTTGGATGGAAAAGATTCAATACTACTTGATTAGCAGTTCAGTCGATCTGGCTATGGAAAAGGGCAAATGTGAAAAGTTTCATCTTACCAAATACGCAGAAGGTCTTCTTCCTATAGATACCTATAAAAAGAAGATAGATTCAGTAATCACACGCAAACCCTCTATGGACTGGGAAGCTTTGAGGTCAAGAATCAAAGAACACGGCATGAGGCATTCTACATTGACCGCATTGATGCCTTGTGAATCAAGTTCAGTTATTCAATGTTCTACAAACGGCATTGAACCTCCCCGTTCGTTCTTAACATACAAGGGTTCTAAAGCCAATTCTGTGCCAGTATTAGTTCCTAATTATACTACATGTAAAAACAAATATACTTTACAATTTGATATGACCAACAACACAGGTTATATTAATATCGTAGCAGCCCTGCAAAAGTGGGTTGATATGTCTATTTCAGCTAATTTGTATTACAACTATGAACACTACCCTAATAAAGCATTGCCAGATGCTTTATTGATTAAAGATTTGTTATATGCTTATAGTATGGGTGTAAAGACGTTGTATTACAGCAACACATATGATGGCGATAAACAATCAGCCACAGAAAATAATTCCTGTGCTAGTGGCGCATGTGCTATCTAATATTATTTGAATAGTTTTAAATAAGTATCTATAAGAAGATTTATTTCTTTTTATAAACCAATTAACCATCTACAAACCATGAAAACCGTACTTTCAACCAAAAACACAGACACACGTTTACAACCTCTTTTTCTCGGAGAACCTTTGGCTCTTCAACGTTATGATCGGCTTAAATATCCTAAGCTGTATCAATTAGCAGAAGAAATGGAAGAATTCTTTTGGTCACCTAAAGAAGTGTCTTTGGTTAAAGATCGTAATGATTATTTGGAACTTTCCGAAGCAGAACGATTTGTGTTTGATACAAATCTCAAATGGCAAACCATGACAGATTCTATGCTGTCTCGTAGCTTATTTAAAGTAGCAGAACATGTTACTAATCCCGAGCTAGAGGCGGCAATGAATGTATGGGCATTCTTTGAATCTAATATTCATAGCCGTTCTTATTCACACATTCTTAAAAATGTATATTCAGATGAATCTATATTTTGGGATTCTATTTTACAAGATGAAGAAATTGTAAAAAGAGCAGAAGAGATTAAAAAAGAATATGATGCATTTTACGGAGAACCAAAAGACGTTAAAACTAAAATCTTTAATGCTCTTTTAGCTACACAAATTACCGAGGGATTGTCTTTCTACACATCCTTTGTATGCAGTTTCTTCTTTGCAGCCCGCGGAAAGATGGAAGGTAACGGTAAAATTATTAAATTAATTGCTCGAGACGAAAACCTCCACGTAGCAGTATCTCATAATGTGCTTTCTTATTTGAGAGATAACCCAGATGAAGGTTTCCAAGATATAGTAAAAGCTAACGAACAAAAAGTGTATGATGCTTATACATTAGCAGTTACACAAGAGAAACGCTGGGCAGATTATCTATTCTCACAAGGTAGCTTACTTGGACTTAACACAGACATACTACATGGTTACGTAGAATGGTTAGCTAACAACAGGTTATCTTCTTTGGGTTATAAGAAAATCTTTGAAACTAAAAAAAATCCTCTTGGTACCTGGTACGATCAATTCATGAACTCTGGTAAAGTGCAAGTTGCTCCACAAGAAACAGAGATTTCCTCGTATAAAATCGGAGCCAGAGACACTCAAGTAGATATGAGTGATTTTGAAGGAATGGAGCTTTAATTCTCTTTTGTCACGTGTTTATGAACCTCTTCTATAAGAGGTTCTATTCTTTTAGACAACTGTAAAATTAGTTCGTTTTGTTTGGCTTGTTCTTGTATAAGCTTAACAATTTTTCTATCTATGTCTGCTGCAGCTTTTTGTCTTTTTTCAGTAGCTGTAGTTACACTTTGTCGATGTAAAGCATCGGCTGCGGCCCATTGCCTGTCTCTATCTGTCTGCCTGCTTTGTGCTAAAAGAATAAGAGGAGCCGCATAAGCAGCTTGCGTGCTAAAGGCTAAATTTAATAAAATAAACGGATAGATATCAAAAGGGTAATTGGATATAATATTATATATTATCCAAATTAAAACAAATATTGTTTGACCTACAATAAATTTAGGCGTACCAAAAAAACGGGCAAACGACTCAGCCATTTGCCCAAATTTTTCAGAATTTAGATTAACGCTCTTCACGTTAATACTTAGTTATTTTTTGTCTTTTTTAGCCATGGATTTTGCAATGGCTTCTGCTCTTTTTCTTTCCCAAGGTTCAATCTTACCATCTTTATTGACATCTGCCTTCTTGGCATCAAATCCGGGGGTTTCTTTATCTTTTTTATCTTTAGATTTCTTATCAGCTTTATGGGCTTCTAACAATTCAAAAACGTATGCATCGTATGTGTTCATAACTATATTTATAATTGTTTAACTTCTATTCCATAAAAATTTAATATGTTTATAGCAGAAGCATCTCTTTTATAAACATCTTTATACACAACCTTTTTAATACCATGTGCAGCTATTAGTGAAGCACATGACGAACATGGTAGTAAGGTACAAGCTAAAAGCTTACAACGATTACGCTCAAATAAGGATAGAAGATTTGCTTCGGCATGAATCATAAACGGTCTGCGTTTATCTCTATCAGCCCAAAATTCTTCAGTTACATTAACTCCCTGGGCCAATCCATTATAAGCAACTCCTATAACTCTATTGTTATGATCCAAAGCACATGCCCCTACTTGTTGATAAGGATCCTCAGATCTTAAAGCTGCTACCTCTGCTATGCTTAAAGCATATTTCTCCCAGCTTAGCCTAGACATATTGTTCTTTAAAAAGAAACGTATCCCATTCTTTTATATTAAATTGATTTTCAATATAAAAAGTGGTAGGCAAAGATTGTGGTTCTTTAGGTTGTCGAATAAGTCTCAACCCAGCTTCTGAAGGAGTTCGATTGCCCTTTTGAGCATTAACATCTTTGTGAGACAAAACACAATTAGTCCAAGTAGATCGTCCTCCTCTAGATTTAGGCAATACGTGGTCTATATTACCTTCATTGGGTTTTAATTTTCTACCTGTATATTGACAAATACCTTCATCACGCTGCCACAAATTTTTAGAGGTAAACTTGGGACGTTTTTTAGGAACTTTATCAAAATTACTTAAAATGATTATTTTAGGAATTCTAATATCTCCGCGCACAGTGTGAACGTATTCCTCAGAATCATTGTGTGGCAGGTTTACCCAATCTCCCCAATTTAAAGGAACCATGTTATCTGCTCCCAAGATTTGTAATCCAGTAGCATCGTCTGAAAACATCATAGACAATGCTTCTAAAGGAGTTTTAACATTTATAGCTTGCCAGTTTCTATTAAGAACTAGCACTGAATGTCTTTTAAGAATCCATCTTGTCATATTTTTATATTATATGACATTTATGGGAAATTCAATCTTAAAGAGGGTCTCTTCCCCCCCTATACATTCCACCGCGACGTGGAATGCTTGTATTTATATAACCAGTTGGTTTCGTTGCAGCCATAAATTCTTCTTCTTCTGGGGTCAATGGTTCTATGACTTCTCCTGGATTAATAAAGTATTTAAGTTTTTCTGGTTGTTCTGCCTGAATTTTTAATTTAAACATTTTACGCTCAATGGCGTCTCGTTTTTTTCCGATATCAAAAGAACTCATTCCTTGATATTCTGGATATATCATACTTTCTTTTAAAAGTTGGTTAACTAATTTGTCAAAATTCATATATTTATTTACCCTTTTAAAACACCAATGTAAGGAAGATTGCGATATAATCCATTATAGTCCATACCAAATCCAACCACAAATTCATTTTCAATATCAAATCCTTTATAGTCTGGTTCCACCTCAATGGCTTTTTCTATTTGTTTGTTCAAAAGTACACAGGTTCTTACAGAAGCCGCTCCAGCCTTTTTAACATCATTGACTACTGTAGATAGAGTAAGACCTGAATCTAAAATATCATCAATCAAAAGAATATCTTTACCTTTACAAAATTGTAAATCTTTAACATTATATTTTACATCACCAGTGCTTTGTGTGCCTTCGTAGCTAGTAACTTTAATAGAATAAAGATTAACTGGAATTTTAATTTGCAATAAAAGGTTGGCGGTAAAAACCAAGCTTCCGTCTAACAAACAAATGACAGTTAAATCTCTTTTGCGATAATCGTGTGTAATAGTAGCTCCTAACCCAATGACTACGTTGCGTATAGCAGATTGAGTAATAAGCTTGGTGATATGTTTATCCATATCAGATTTTAAATCAAGGTAAAGTTATTTTCACCCTAAAATCTTTAGAACCTTTTATTACTCGATGATAAGCCCCGGCTGGTATAAACATTTTACCTTTAAAAGGTTTAGGCAATTCATTGTCCATTTGAAAAAGCCAATCAGTAGATTCTAATACTTCTATCCACCGATCTTCTTCATCAAAATGCCATTTAAGTTCTTCTTCTTCAACATCTTCTGAAAAAAGACGTATAAATTCTTTTTCAGAAATTTTTTGTTGTTCAAAGGGCAAACCTTCTACCATACTCTTTTAGATTTTAACCCCAATTGTTTACCGTATCTAGATACACGACAACTCCAATACCCAGCAGTTGTACGATCTTTCTTTTCAGAACATTTATGTCTGGCTCTAAAAGACTTTGCTCTAGCTTTATTAGCATTACGAACCCTCATGTTGGGGTCACCAAAAGTAACCTTTTTAACATTACCATTTTTTGCTTTTACATATACTGCAAATTTTTTAGGACCTCCTGGAGTTCTAAAAGGAGACCCCAGACGATGTTTGCCCTGTTTTTTTGATTTGGGTTTAGTTTTAGCTTCTAATACGAGATCTTCTTCTAGATATAATGGAGCGTCTAAAAAAACATTTCTGCCTTCAAACGCGGCTATTTTACCTAAGTCAGATTCTATCATCTCTGCATCTTCATCATTGACTGCTAAAAGATCTTGTTCATAAAGACTTCTTACCTCTTCTAATAAAGCAAAAAAACCTTCAGAATAAATTCTGAAAACACAATCTGACAAAGCCAAATGTTTATCTAAATGATATTTTAAATTTTCTGTTATAGATACATTTTTTAATAATTGCATTCCTTCAGGTTTGCTTTTATAAAAATTTAGAAAACTGGTGTCAAATGTTTTGTCTTTAAAATTTTTCATTTTATTTATTTATTAATAAATCTTCTTTAGATATAATTTCAGCTTGTGAATTAGGATGCAACTTAACTCTATATAAATCTTCTGTTTCTTCTATAATAGAAACCACTTGTCCAAATTTTAATACCGGATGATTACGAGTTCTAACTATACCGTGTCTAAAACCGCAATTTTTATAATTTTTATTGTTCATAAAGAGCAGAAACTATTAAAGATTCAAACAAATTATAAGACTCTCGAGCATTAATTTGGATAGCTGCCATTTGAGCTTTAGCTCTTTTTTTAGAAAGAGGCTTTTTGCTAAAGCATTTAGATCCGGTTTTTTTACAAACTTTATAACCGGATCCAGTTTTTTTAATTTTATATGGCATATACATATTTACTTATTCTGCTTAGATATAAATAAATAGATATATGAATTTTAAACAATTTTTTACAGAGGGTGGAAAAATCTTATCCAAAACCGGAACTGAGCTTTCCAGAATTAAAAAAGAAGATTTTTTAACCGCCAAAAACACCCTCAAGCCTTTATTAGATCAAGCTGGTTTGGATTCTTATTGGGCAGCTGGCGGCGCTGGCAGCTTTGATTCAGAACA